GGTCTGGACGCGGTTGGTCTTGGGGTCGCGCCAGCGGAAGGTCGTTTCGCCCCGCGCTCGCGCGTTGGCGAACGCCTGGTTGAAGGTCAGCCCGCCGCTTTCGGCGAGGAGGTTAGCGAGCGGGTCGGCCATGTCAGTCCTCGCCTGCGCTGATGGCGCCGCCTGCGGTAACTGTCGCAGTGGTCGCCGGCATCCAAGACTTGTCGTTCGACAGCGCCCGAATGACACGGTTGCGCTGCGATGGCGGCACAGTTTCCAGTATCTTTACTAGATCCGCGTTGGTGCGAACCGCGCGCATGACGATGTCCATCGTCTTGGTGTCGACCTTATCGGCCAAGATGTCCAAGATGCGGTTGCCAGCGGTTACCTTGGGATCGAAGAACGAAGGCAGCTTGAACAAGCCTTGGCTTTCTTTAAGAATCGTTTCCAGCGGCACCGCCCCGCGCTGGATAGCGGTCTTGATGGTACCTTGCTGCTCCACAGCAGCTGCCAGTTTGTCCAACGTCGGGTAGCGCGCGCCCATCTCTTTGACGATGTCGTACTTGCCGCGCCCAAACACCTTCTCAATGTCTTCAGGCCGATCGCCGCGCACAAGGCGAACATATTCCTCACCAGACTTAGCTCTGTCTTTCGGAAACAGATCCAGCGCCTGCGCCGCAACCTTCTGTTGGTTGACCTCGGCCATGCCAGACTCAAACGCTTTCAGGTAGTTGCGCCAGCCTGTGCCGCCGGCTGCTTCAATCGCGTCATCAATGATTGGTTTGATGTCAGACAGAATACCTGCCGCAACTTGACGCTGCGACTCAACGCTTTCGTTGGGGTAAAGCTTGCGGATGACGCTGGCGACTGAGTTCTTGCGAATGGCTTCAAGCGCGTAAGGGTCTATGATGCCGTTAGCGTCGGTCCATTTTTTGATGTCGGACATCACGCCAGTCAGCGCCGTTTCAAACGCTTCGTTACCAGCTGTTTCTGGTTTCGCGCCAAGCGCCCGAATTTGATTTACTACGTCAGCGGTTTTTAACGGCTGCAACCCTTCAGCGGCAAGACTGTCAAGCTGGTACTGCTTGAGGCGCGCCGTAGCACCGAAGTTCAAAGACCCTTCAGCGGCCTGATCCATGAAACGGTCGCCCGCTTCGTCCATCTGAAGATAGCGCGCCGTCATGTCGGGGCGTTGACCCATCAGCACACGCGGCTGGGTGGCTTCTGTCGCGGCGCCTTCTTGCGCAGCCTGCCGCGCGCGGTCCAGCATCCGCACATCCTCGACTTTGTTCGTTGCTGCGCCTTGGAATCGAGACACGTCTGTTTCAAAGCCAGGCGCGTAGCGCCCTGCCAATCCGGCGCCCGTCATCGCTTCTTCGCGCATCGGCGCGGTCAGACCGCGAAGGTTCAGCTTAGTTGCTTCGCGAGTTCTGCGGGCCTCCGTCTGCGTGCCCCCGCCCGCGATGCGAGCCAGTTCGTTGAACATATCCTCTTGTTGCAAATCGCGCAGCGCGTTGATCGTGCTGTCGGGGTCGCGTTTTGCCGCAAGATCTACAAGCGAGATGAAAGCCGGTCGAGATACGCCGACCAGCGCTTCGTCGGGGATGCCTTCAGGTCTGGCGATGCGCAGCGCCGCCATCGCGTTCGGCATGTTCTGCTCGCCGATAGACTGCACGAGCATGTTGTGGGCGCGCGACTGGGCAATGCCGCCGCCGGTTGTCGCGTCGGCGGCAGCACCGATGCCTTTGCCGATCAGCTTAGTGGCCAAGCCCATGACAAACGGCGCGCCTGCGCCGAAGGCCATGCCGGTCGTGAGGTCGGCAGGGTCAACCATCGCGGCTGACGCGCCACCAACGGTCGTGCCGCCCAGCACACGAGGAATGATGGCGCCTGCGCCCTGACCGCCTGCGAAGCCGCCTGTCTCAAGCGCTCGCGCCACATTCGGAAAGCGCGCAGCGGCGGCGGGGGCCAACAGCGGACCGACGCCCGCCGTACCTGCGATCTCGGTGCCAATCCGGCCCACCGTGCGCCCGAATGCCTCTGGCTCTGCGCCCATGCGCTCGGTCACAAACCGCTCAATCAGCGCCCGGCGGCGCGCGCTTTCTTCTGGCGTGCGGTCAGCGATGCCAAGCTGCGACAGCACGGGCGGCACGCCCGCGTAGGTGCCGCCTAGCCGTTCAGCCTCGCCCAGCCCGCGCAGCACCGTTGAGCCAATCGCGCCAAGGCCGGACACCATACCGCCTGCGACGTTGCGCCCCATCTGTTCCAAGTACGGGCGCTCGGCCGGAAGGGCGTCTTCAAACGAAAACGGCTGTGGTCTTTGGGCTTCTTCAAAAGAAAAACCAGTTGCCATTATTCACTCACAGGAATGAATTGCTTTCCGTCCCATCGGGCCGGGCCTCTGGCAGTCTGATACACCTGCCCTGCAACAGCGTCTTCTTTTCTAGCCGGCATCGGTAGCGCGGCCTGTCGCCCTGCGCTAGTAGGCGCTTCAGCGCCTACTGACCCTCTGGACGGCGGCGCAACCGTAGGCGCAGCGCCTTCGCGGTATGCGTAGGTGTCTTCAAACGCTTCGCGCGTGCGAGCTTTTGCAGACCGAAGCGTATTGAGCGCATCGCGCAACCCTCGCTGCAAATCCTCAGTTGACTGCGTCCGTTGCAGCACCGCAAACGCGTCACGAAGATACTGGCCTTCTTGGTTAGACACGTTGCCCAGCGCGCCGCCGGTAGTCGATGCGTCCCGCATGGCTTGCAGTTCGCTAAAGCCGCCTTGCGCGACGATAGACTTGTACAGTGATTCAGCGCGGCGCCCTGCGTCGGTAACGCCAATAATTCGGCCCCCGATCAAACCTGTGATTTGATTTAAGCCGGGATGCTCCAGCAGCTCTTCAATTTGCGCGGCCAACTTGTCTGATTTGGCGTCAAACGCAGAAACTGCCGCTTTTGCGGCTGGAAGTTTGGCTTCACGGTTTTGCCGTTCACGCGGAGTCAGCCCTTCCATAAACTGTGGCGGGGTCTTGCCAAGCGCTTCTTGGCGCGTGGCATACGTCACTTGGCCGGTACGCGGGTCAACCACCGGCACCGGCGTTTCAATCGTCACTCCACTGGGTTTGCCCAGCGCCTCAATACGCGTTTGAAGTTCAGCGCGAGCAGGATCACCCTCCGGTAATGCATCGCGCGCCGCTATCAGTCTAAGAATTTCAGGAGGCGCAAATTGCTGAGGTCTGCCCACCTGCGCGGCTTCCAAGTTGAGCTTGCGCGTCTTGGCTTCCGTTTCTCTAATACCCGCTTCTTCCTTTCTTCGGCCCGTGATGTATTCGGCCATGCCCGGCGTGGTCTGGATGTACTGGTTGGCCGCTGCTCGACGCTGCTCAGGCGTCATCAGCAGCATCTCAGCAATCGTAGGCTCAAGCCCCTCACCCATTCCGCCTTGCTTTAAGGTCTGCCAAGCACGCGCAAGGTTATCCGCAGACGGATCGTTACGCAGATTGAACAGCGTTTGCGCCAGCGTCCCTTGGCGCTTGCGCATCTGCTCCTGCTCGCGCGCCTCGGCCTCTTGCTGCGCTTTCAACTGGCCTTGTTGCGCTTCCAGCGCCTTAAAGCCTTGCTCGCCGAACGGCACAACGTCGGCAAACGTCAGCGGCGCGCCGCTCTGCGCTCGCGTCATCAGCGCGTTCCGGCGCTCCTCGTCGAGCTGCATCTTCTGCATCTGCGCCTGACGCAAGGCGTTCGCCTGTTGAGCAGCCTGAAGCTGGGCGAACTGCGCCATCATGTTCAGCGGAGACTCAAACCGAGGCTGCTGAATGCCGGCGGCGATCAGTTGGTTGATTGCCATGCTGACTCCTTACAGGCTGCCTTGGCCGTAGCTGGCTGCGTAGGCGTATGGATCGCCGCCATAAGTCAGCCCTATGTAGGGGTTTCGCGCAGCCAGTTGGTTCATAAACTGGTTTTGCATATAAAGGTTTGCCCCAGTGCCAAACGCGCCGGTCAGCGCGTTTGCAGCGCCGATCTGGCCAGCAGCGCCAGCAGCGCCGATCTGACCGGCAGCGCCCGCTTGGGCCGCGCCAAGGTTTGCCATCTGGCCTGCGATGTTGGACGCAAGCCCTTGGCCAGACTGCTGCATCTGCATAAGCGGCAAGAGGCGCGCGCTGCGCTCGCCTGCAAACTGGCCGTACTCCATCTGGCCCAGCGCCTGACGCCGAGCCTGTTCATCAGCAAACCTGCCGTACTCGGTCTGGCCAAGCCCGGCGCGGCGCGCCTGCTCGTTTGCAAACCGACCGTACTCCATTTGGCCCAAGCCTGCACGGGCCGCGCGCTCTTGCTGGAACCGCTGGAAGGCGTTGCCGTACTCTTGCGAGGCTAAACCTTGGCCAAACCGCTGGAACGCCTTGCCGGCGCCGCCTGACAGGAGCCCACCGCGTGCAGCGGCGCTGCGCTCAAGCGCCTTCAGCCCCTCGGACATCCGGAACGCATAGCCGGGGTCGGCTTCAAAATTGAACCGTTGCGCGGCCAGTTCGTTAATCCCTAGCCCTTCGGAAGGCGCGTACTGTTGCGCTGCAATCTCGCCCGGTGACAGCCCCGCCGTCTGCTGAAACTGTTGGCTATTAATGTCCGCAGCCGACAGTCCGGCTGAAGGGCGGTACTGTCGGGGGCGCCGCAGCTCACGCATCAGCATATTTTGCGCTGCCAAACCGCCTTGCCGGAACGGCGCTTGAGTTTCAAGCTGGCGCTCAAACATCCGCTCTTGCGCCTCCATGCCCTCGCGGGCAGACTGCGCTTGCGTGGCGGCTGCTTTGCGGGACGCGCGGGCGCCCATCGCGCCGCTTAGTAGCGAGCCGCCAATAATTGCCCCTGCGGTTCCGATAGCCATTACAGCACCTCTTTTATAAACGTCCGCTCAAGCGGACGGTAGCCACGGCGGGCGTACAGATTGTGCATCTTTTCCTCGTTTTTGTCAGCCAACGCAAGCATGAAGACAGCGTCTGCACCCGTGCTTTGCGCCCAGTTTTCAATAGCCTCTACCAGCGCTTTTCCGGCGCCGACGCCGCGAGCGGCTTCATCTACCCACCAAAACAACTCCTGCGCGATATGGCGCTGTGCGTTGAAGTAGGCTGGGTAGACAATTGCAGCGGTCATGCCCACTAATGCGCCGTCTTGGTCTGCTACCCAAAAGCCAATGTCAGGGTTGTCAAGCGACGTGTCACAAAAACGATAAAAGCTCTCGTAGTCAAACGGAATCGCTTGATGCACTGGTGACATCGCGTGGAACTTGGCCCCCATATCAACCAACGCTGCCAAGTCTGGCTTGTCTGCGTTACGAACGTTCATGCTTTTAGCGCTTTCAGCTCATCTATTTGTTTGCTCAGTTCTTGAATCGCGCGCACAAGAACAGGGACGAGCGCGCCAGGCGACAGACTCTGCGTGCCGTCGTCGCCCTGATGCCAGATTGATTGACCGTTGGGCAATTGATGCTTGTCAATCGCCGCTTTGACCTCTTGAGCAATGAAGCCTTCGTAGGTCGTATCAGATGCGCCCATGCACGGCGCGGCGTCGTCTGCGTGCAGCCGTTCAAACTCGGGCGGCACGTCGCGCTTGGCTTTCCAACGAAACGTTACTGGCCGCAGATCGTTTACGAAGGCAAGCCCGACGTTGTAGTCTTGGATGTCAGTCTTCAGCCGCGCGTCAGAAGCAGCCGTCCATGTCGTAGCTACACCATTTAGTTGAATGTATACTTTGTTGGTCTGGTCACCTAGTGTCGCATAGGCGTTGGCAAACCCTGTGACGCGGTTGCCGATGACAATCTGGTTGCTGCTGGAAGAAGCCGACACGTCAGCTTCGGCGCCGATAATAACGTTGTAATCGCCAGTTTCAAGCGCAGTGCCGCTCGTCGTGCCAAGGGCTGCGTCAGCGCCAACCAGCACATTGAACTCACCGTTTGTAACCTCAAACCCCGCAGCAGCGCCTACGGCGGTGTTGCTGCTTCCTGTAGAGTCGTACAGCGCGCTTTCGCCGATTGCGGTGTTGCTTGTGCCTGCTGAGTTGGTATATAGCGCGTCAAGACCAACAGCGGTGTTGGTGGGCAAACTGTTGGCGCGGCCTGTTCCAACATAGATGCCATTAAATGTGCCAAACTGGATAATGTTGAGCGTGTCAGTCGTAAAATTTTGGCCAAAGGTCATGGCGGCGTTGGTTGACCGCAACACAGGCTTACCGTCAACGGACAGACCCAACTGGCCAGCAGCCACGCGGTACAGGCCACTGTCGCTATCGTTGGCAAACGAATAGGTCGGCAGCGCGGCCGTGCCATTCGCACCCAAGATCCGCGCGGCTGAGATGTTGGAACTGACGTTATCGACCGTCCAGATCGTGGAGTCGGTCGAGGTCTTCAACAAGAACTTGTAGGGGTCTTGTCCTAGCCAAATGTTCGCCTCGCCGCGCGAGTTCAAAATCACCGGATTGGTGTTGGGCGTCGCGCCGGTCGAGTCTGTGTAGGTCGCAAGCGGTGTGGTCGTGCCAGCCGCGTAGGTGTACAGTTTGCCGGCAACGAGCGGATTGCCGTCGTTGTCGAAGAACTGTAGCCGGGGTGCGGGAGATAAATTAAAGCTCATAGGGCCACCTCAGAAACGGTCAGAATGGCCGATGGAATGGCCGGGCAGAAGGCGGTCGCCGCTTCTGCGATCAATTGTACCGAAGTCGTGTCGACCGCCCACATCAGTTCAAAGTAGCTGCCGCCTTGCATGTTCAGCATAAACGACCACGCGGCAACCAACTCTGCGTTGTTGCCTTGAATGCGGGCGCGGCCGGCTGAAAACGGTACGTCAATTCCATTGATGCGCGGCCAAATAAAGACACTGCCTACGCCGCCTGAGGTCTTGTCCAGTTGCAGCGAAAATTGGATTTCGTAGACGCTTACATCAGGCACAAAGATGCGCGAAGTTGGCGTGCCACGCTGAATGGCAAACGATACCGTCTCGCTGTTGAACGTGACCGCGTAGGGTGTGTCAATCGCAGCAGCGGTCTGCGTTGTGGTGTCGTAGAACGATCCGTAGCGCGGGCTGCGGTTCAAAAACCGATACCACTCCCGCGACATCAGGTCAGCGGTCCCGGCCTCAAGCAGCGGCACGCGCTGCGCTGGAATGCGGAAGGGGGTTGGATTAGGCATTGGTGGCGCTCGCGGTGAGTTCAGCCCCCATGATCGCGATCTTGACCGGGTCGGTGCCGCTCACCTCGTAGACGCGGTCGCGCAGCCTTACCGTGCTGCCCAGCCGCCGCCAGATGACCCGCGTGCCGGTGGCGCCGATCGCGCCCATCGACCGCCAGTGCTCGCTTGACCAGTTGTGGCCAGCGTCGTCCGACCAACGCAGCATGACCTGCGGGTCGGAGCCTTGCCCGGTTACCAGCCCCACGCCTGACTCGCAGTCGAGCTGTAGGTTGTGCTGCACCGTGCGCTTGAGGTTGTTTTGGCCTGTGGGCAGCGCCCGCCAAGACCGCAGCCACCTTTGCGGCAGTAGATTGTCGGTGTAGACGTCGGGGTCCAGTTCGTAAAGTTTGCCGTTCTCAAAATCGCCCGCGATGATCTTGCCGTTGAAAAGCGCCATCGTGTTGGGCCTGTAGCGCGTAAAGGCGCCGTCAATCCAACCTGCACGCTCATGCCACAATTGCGTACTCAGGTCATAGACCCACGTCTTAGCCACGGTCGGAAAGGTCAGGACGTAGAACGGATGCCCGTCCTGTTGGTACGCCATGCCAATTGCATTTGATATGTCGCCGTAAGCGCGGATCGCCGTTTCAATCGCATGCGTGCTGACGCGCTCGCCAACGTAGCCGTTGGACCGGTAGACAATTCCTTGGCCTTCCGCATTTCGGCCGAGCCAAAAGACGCGGTTAGACACTTTGGTGGTCGAGTACCTGGCCACACAGCCAATCTCGTTAAAGGCGCCTGCGATGCGCTCAAGCGGGAAGTCAGGCCCGCCCGCGTTGTACCAGACCTCAGTTGACGTCTCGCCAAACACCCACACTTCACGGTTGCTAACCAACACCGACACAATGTTGTCAGGCGCCCCTTCAGCGCTTGCGAAGTCCAGCGGGTCGACCGACGTGCCGTCCAGCAGCGCGGTCACCCATAGCTTTTGGCTGTTAGGCTCGGCGAACACAAAATATCCGTCTATAAGGCCAACCGAAGACGCGCCGGGAAAGTCAGGGTCCGTGATCTGTTGAAATTGGTTGGTGTCAACGTTGTAGATAAAACTGCTGCCAGACGGATCGCTACACGCAAAGAATACTTGAACGCCGTTGTAGGCGATCGACACTGGCCCAGCACCCAAATTAGCGCTGACGGTCGTCCGAAGCGTCGTACCGTAGTCAGATTCCACCAGCCAAAAACGAGTGTTGGTGCCTAGCGCATCGTCTGACGTGACTACCAACAGCAAGTCCAGCCCGTCGTTTTGCGGCACTTGCGGGTTAGATTTGTTTTGCGGAAGAACAAACATTCCCCGGATCGGCCCGCCTGTAAGTTGCACGACAGGTTTAAGCCCTGGCGTGCGCCGCAAAAAAGCAGGCTCCTTGCCGCCTTGCTGCACTACTTCCGGATAGAGGTTGACGCAGCGGTCGTTCGCGGCGTTGATGCTCGCCGCGACATAAGAAGCGCCGAGGATGGGCGTCTTCATCAGTAGCCGCCTGCGAAGATGTTGAAGCGCTGACGGCGGCGCGCGATCAGGCTGTACGGCAGCGCCATGATGTCGTCGGGATTGTTGATGCGCTTCAGGTTGCGCTTGGACGTCATCGCGATCCGCTGCACGGTGGGCGGCGGCTCGACCCCAAACTCAGGCGCGATCTCGCACGCGAGGCAGTACCGGAACGCCCGCAGGTAGCCTGGCGGGAACTGAAGGATGGTGTTGAGCGACGCAGCCTGCGTGAGCGGCTGCACCGACACCAGATGAAATTCCAGATCCTTCGTCGGACGCGGGTACAGGTACATCTCGACGTTGGGGAAGGTCATGTTGACCCACATCATCTGTGGGAACGTGCTCCCCGCAGTCTTCAACGCAATCCCGTTGTACTGGTCTTGGTTGATGAAGAGGATGTCATAAGACAGGCCGCTGCTGGTGTCCTTGAAGTAGGTGCTGTCATCGAGCAGGATGGGGCGCTGCCCAACGAAGTCGCCAGTCGGGCCGAGCGATCGGCTGATTGTGTTGGCGGGCCAGGTAAAGACTTGGTCTTGCGTCGAGAACACCGACAGACGTTCGGTCGACCAAGAGTCGATCATTTGGTTCATCGCCGTGAAGGCGTCGTCCGATGTCTCA